ATGGCACTGAATATTCCATTCAGAAATGCGTACTATCGTTTTGCATCCAGTTACTCATTTCTCTTTTTTATTTCCTGGTCGCTGTGGTGGTCATTATACGCTATTTGGCTGAAAGGACATCTAGGGTTGACAGGGACGGAATTAGGTACACTTTATTCGGTCAACCAGTTTACCAGCATTCTATTTATGATGTTCTACGGCATCGTTCAGGATAAACTCGGTCTGAAGAAACCGCTCATCTGGTGTATGAGTTTCATCTTGGTCTTGACCGGACCGTTTATGATTTACGTTTATGAACCGTTACTGCAAAGCAATTTTTCTGTAGGTTTAATTCTGGGGGCGCTCTTTTTTGGTCTGGGGTATCTGGCGGGATGCGGTTTGCTTGACAGCTTCACCGAAAAAATGGCGCGAAATTTTCATTTCGAATATGGAACAGCGCGCGCCTGGGGATCTTTTGGCTATGCTATTGGCGCATTCTTTGCTGGCATATTTTTTAGTATCAGTCCCCATATCAACTTCTGGTTGGTCTCTCTATTTGGCGCTGTATTTATGATGATCAACATGCGTTTTAAAGAGCAGGAACACCAGTGCGTAGCGGCGGATGTGGGAGGGGTAAAAAAAGAGGATTTTATCGCAGTTTTCAAGGATCGAAACTTCTGGGTTTTCGTCATATTTATTGTGGGGACGTGGTCTTTCTATAACATTTTTGATCAACAACTCTTTCCTGTCTTTTATGCAGGTTTATTCGAATCCCACGATGTAGGAACGCGCCTGTATGGTTATCTCAACTCATTCCAGGTGGTACTCGAAGCGCTGTGCATGGCGATTATTCCTTTCTTTGTGAATCGGGTAGGGCCAAAAAATGCATTACTTATCGGTGTTGTGATTATGGCGTTGCGTATCCTTTCCTGCGCGCTATTCGTTAACCCCTGGATTATTTCATTAGTGAAGCTGTTACATGCCATTGAGGTTCCACTTTGTGTCATATCCGTCTTCAAATACAGCGTGGCAAATTTTGATAAGCGCCTGTCGTCGACGATCTTTCTGATTGGTTTTCAAATTGCCAGTTCGTTGGGGATTGTGCTGCTTTCAACGCCGACTGGGATACTCTTTGACCACGCAGGCTACCAGACGGTTTTTTTCGCAATTTCGGGTATTGTCTGCCTGATGTTGCTATTTGGCATTTTCTTCCTGAGTAAAAAACGTGAGCAAATAGTGATGGAAACGCCAGTACCTTCAGCAATATAAACGTAAACTTTTTCCGGTTGTTGTCGATAGCTCTATATCCCTCAACCGGAAAATAATAATACCAAAATGCTTAGCCCTGCTAATAATCGCCTAATCCAAACGCCTCATTCATGTTCTGGTACAGTCGCTCAAATGTACTCCGGATACACGGCTCGCTGATTTCCAGGGCATTGTCGTAATTCAGCGACCTGTCCCGTGTATCACGGGCCTGCGAATTCATCAAGGAAAGCATTGTGGAGTGAAGTATCAAGTCACGCCATATTTCGCGATCAGGATTGTGTGTGATGGTTACATCGCCCAGCCCAGGGCTGTTTAGTCATCAGCGTTTTCTGACCGTGTTGAGATTTCAACCTGTTGCAGGAAAAATGAGTAGATAGGGCAAATGTGCTGCCAAACTTATCTTTTACGGGGTGAAGGTAGATATCGTTTGAAGGGTATCTGGTGTCCCCTGCAGACATCTACTTGACGCGGCAGGGGATTGATTAGAATGGTGTTTTTTAGATGTGAGAAATATTTTACCCGCTATTTTACCCATTGGCGCGGCTTAAGAGCTTATTTTTGAATTCACAATGGTCACGATATAACCATCTTGCTCGCCCGTGGATAACTTTGGCTTTTGGCAGGTCGCCGGACTTAATCCGGTCGTAGATGAAGGTTTTACCAAAGCCAGTATCGGCCATGATGAATTTCAAATCAACCAGTGAATCAGGCTGTAGTTCGTGTTGCATGAGTGCTATCTCCGAATAGGGAATCGAACCTGCAAATCAGGTAATAAAAAACCGCATTGATGCGGCGATGGTAGGTCTGGATATCTTGAGAAATGAACAGGCCTCATCGAGTGTGAGGCTGTGGTTAATCCTTGCGTAACTCGCTAATTCTTCTGTAAGTCTCTGGTGCTTTGTTTCCGTGTATCTTCATTTCAGACTTCAACAGAGCAACGAGGGAATCCCATTCGTTGAGAATGCCTTTGAATGCCGGAACACGCTTTGCAACCTTGTCGAATGAATCTCTGACTTCTGGAATCTGCTCAACAAGTGCAACGCATCGTCGGAAATCTGCTGCGTCATGTGGAGCGCCGAAGTGATGACCATAGATATTCTTTTTCAGTCCACATGCGATTGAGGCAAGAGTTGCGCTACTGATGCCAACATCGCCAGTCGTTTGCCATTTCAAAATCTTCATAGCCAAATCTGACATTTCTTGTCTCCAATAAAAAACCGCCATCAGGCGGCTTGGTGTTCTTTCAGTTCTTCAATTCGAATATTGGTTACGTCTTATTCGATGCGCACTCCTGGTATTTCGCCTTTTGATATTGCGAAGTCATAAATTTGCGCAGCACTATACCCATCTCGCATCCATGAATCTAATGCGCGAATAGCCTCGCTACGCTTTTTATCTTCTCTCTCATTTTTGATATCAACGAGGACATCAACGCAATTAAGGCAAATGTGGATTTTGTCCTTACATTCGATCATGGCGGCTTTACCATGATTTCCGCCACACAGTGAGCATAAATCTTCAGGGTCTGGCTGGTATTTCTGTAACGTTAGATGGTTGAATGTTGAACAGGCCATAATCATCTCCATAAAACAAAACCCGCCGTAGCGAGTTCAGATAAAAGAAATCCCCGCGAGTTCGAGGATTGTTATTCATTGCCGATATTCACCTTTATCGCGAACACCTTTACCGGTTTATCGCCGAAGTGGGGATGTGTGATTGTCTTGATTTCATATCCGTCATACGGGACGTCAATTCTGCGGCTGGAATCGTCGCGCTTCGGATATCCCTTTGTGATAATCAGGCGGTCATACTTACGGTTAACGAGGCGCTTATTCCAGTAGTCATTACACAGGCGATACTCTTCCGTTTTCTCCCCGCGAATCATGGCATCGAAGTATTCACCTTTAACGGCAAGTTGCAGGTTAGCCATTACCTCACCTCCAGTCTCCATACCGCCTGACCAATCCGGCTGGCATGGGTATCTTTGGATACTGTTCCGTCTTTAGCCAGCTCCATAAGAATTTTGCGCAAATCTGCCGAACGCCATTCTTCATCAGGAAATTCCTTCTCCATTGCCAACCGCAGATTCCAGGTTGCCATCCTGAATGGATATTCCCCGCCGAGAGCTTTATCTTGCAGGGCAGCCCGGGAACGCATCACCTGCAAAACCTTCTCTTTTACATCCATCATTTTGCCTCCTGCGGCGGTTCTGGTAGCGGCATCCAGTGTGACGGTTTCCACGACGCACCAGGAATTATCCAACCATCATTAGCGTCAGGATGCCCCGGTATGTAAGTCGCCCATTTCATTCGCCAGTCACCTTTCCTATCAAACTCCTTGGCAACAAGAACAGCTGTTTTGCTATCCGGCATTCGCTCACTACAGCTTATCCAACCATCCGGAGTTACCGGATAGTTGACAGCCAGTCTGCGCAAAACAGCCTTAACACCCTCAATACGGTCATCATCACAATTTTCCAGCGTATCTATGCGGTCGAGCATGATGATGGCGTTATCAATATCAGGATTGCCAGTCCACTCATTGCCGCGTACTGGTTGATTCTCGGCTTTACCCAGTCTGTCGTCGCTGCATGAACGCCCTTCCAGCCAGGCCAATGCTTGTCGCATGAAATACGCAATATGTTTGCCGTGGTAATCGTCTTCATCTATGTGAAAAGCGATACTGCGAATGTATTCAATTGCATTTTCAATAGCCTCCAACGCTATCGGCGCTGGCGGCACAGCGAATAGATATCCGCCAAAATCAGGAAGCTCTCCAATGGCCTGTACGAACTTTTGTTTGCCTACGTCAATTCCTAATGGGTAGTGAGCTATAATCTTTGCCACTGGCTCTGCTTCCAGCGATGCCAGCGTAATTTCAGCCAGCTTGAGGTGAATAACCGCCGCATCATAAGCGCCTGGGACTCTTTCCACCGCAACGCGAAGAACCTCAATATTCTTCTTAGCCTGCTCAATCAACTGCTCTTTGGTGAACTCTTTGGTAATCGTGATCATGCCGCGTTTCCTTCTTTCTTATTAACAATTACACCGTCATATATTTCATTAAGGTGCCCTCTCAACTCCATGCGCCTTAATGCAGATAACATGTAATCGCATTCAACCTGCTTATTTCCAGTAAATGGCTTATCGTCAGGATTACCCCAACAGCAATTACCCTTGGGCCACCCATGTACTTTCCGTACTCTTCCGTTAACAACGTGAAGTAATCCCCAGCCGGGAGGTAAATCCTCAATTGAAATAATTCCCGGCTCACTAATAAAGAATCGCCAGTCGCCCATTCCAAAAGACGGATTTTTACGGAAACGCTTTTTTCTATCTGCCAACAAGTCAGCACGAGAACACTTCGCCTCTATCAGGCATGATGCTGAATTTCTGAATCCCATAGCATCTGGCTGTTCTCCGGTACTGGTTACAGCTATAAAGCGGTCATGAAAATAAACCTTGAACCCGTTGCGCTTAAGGAACTTGTACGCAATCTGACAGAGTTCGCTGTGTGTTAACGCCATATCACTCTCCTTTGATGCGAATGCCAGTAGCGCGGATTGCATCGATGACTTCAGAAACTTTGTATGCCATTACCGTTTGGTAATCATCGTGAAAATCTGTTCGATGAAGCATGCTGCTACGTTCCGGGAGCGATATTTCCCGCGCTTCCAGTTCTGCAATGCGCTTTTTTGCTGCTTCCAGTTCATCCAGTAATTCCAGCACGGTAGCCGGATTAGCCTTGGCAACAAAATCCCGGACTGGCTTACAATCAATCTCCGCAATGGGTTGATACGATGTGTAGCCATGCTGTCTTGTATAACTACCGTGACGAATAACGAAAAAATCACCATTTATTTTTTTAGCCTGCCACTTATCTTCACCGGCTTTCTCTGCCGCTTCACGCAGTGCCTGATAGTCAATCTTGCTCACTGGTTGCCTCCTTTGCTCGCTGATTCCACTCTGCTCTAACCTCTGAATAAAAAATCGCGCAGTCATTTCCAGGCGCTGCATATTTGCTACCAGATTGAGCGCGACACGTACCGCATCGAACGAAATAGAATCGACCGCCAGAGCCATATTCAGGGTGATCTGCTTCGCTGGCAACGTGCGCTGCACCGCCACAGAATGGACATGGTAGTAGGTTGCTCATGAATGCACTCCCTTGTGAAGCTGTTCCGCACAATGCAGCAGGGCGTCAGTCGCCTCTTTCACCGTAACGCAGTCGCCATCGTCCAGCCCGGACACCGACGCGTGCTTAACGAACGCCGCGCAAAGGTCATCAAACGCCTTAGCCCGGACTTCAGTCAGGAAAGCATCGGTGGCCGGGGTTTTGCAGGACATTTGAATTGCCTTCTCTGTGTATAAAACACCCGTTCGATTGGCGGTATACATGATGGTGTTTACAGCATCTTGATGTGCTGATTTCACAGCCTCAACTTCAGCAGCCAGCGCCGCGCACTTGGCCTCCGCTTCAGCAAATTTACGCACCAGATATTCAGCGTTTGTTTCGTTAACCTTTAAATCTCGTGGGATGCATTTACCTTTCAGAAAACCATCCATCTCAATTAGTGACATTTGTTTCATTTTTTCCCACTCCGCCACATCGCATTCAGATATTTGTTTTGATTCACTGATGGAAAAGAATTTCTCTTAAGCAATTCCTCTCTCGATGGCATTGGCTTTACGCGTTGGCGAATAATCATTTCTGCCGGAAGAATGCCGGGATTGTATGCAAGTCCTCTCATGGTAAATTCCTCAGTCATTACTGATAGCGCCATAGCGTGAGCGGTAATTACGCAGGCGCGGGTCAATTTCAGGGAAGTGGGTATATGTGGCTTTGCGGAATGGTCGGATTGATGTCTGGTAAATTCGCTCGCGTTCTTCTTTCTCTGCAAGCCATATACAATGGCGAAATTCCTTTTCCTCTTTCGTTTCCTGCGGTAGCGACATTATCCGGTCGTAGTTTTTCCTGAATTTATCCAGCACCTCCGATACGGAATTGCCGGAACAGCGGCGCGCGTCATCCGCACCATACAGAGGCGCTGGCATGGTTTTCTCCTGTTGATTATTTAGCTAACTTTTTCCAGATCGCTGAAACGTATTTGGCTTGGTGAATGGCATCATCAAGAGCGTTGTGGCGAGTTCCTTTGAATGGCATATCTCGCTTAGGGTCGAATCCTATTACCTTTCCAAGCTCGACGATTGTTCTTACGTCGCGGTCATTCCACCACTGCCACGGAACTGGCTGCCCTGTCAGCGAATAACTGTTTCGGAGAATAACGCAGTCAAATGATGCTCCATTCCCCCAAACCTGAACGAATTTGTGGTTAGCGTTCTTTATGATGAATTCAGATAACCATGAAAGAGCCGTTGAAAGCTCCTGAGTGTTGCTGGTTAGCGATTTTCTGGCTTCTTCACTCTGTTCCATCCACCATAAAATCGTTGAAGCGTCAGGACGCGCTCGATATCGCATTGATGACTCAAGCGAGATATTTACCGAGAACTCTTCTCCTGTTTCTCCGGTATTCGGGTCAAAGAATACCGCCCCAATAGAAATAACTGGCGCGTATGGCCCGTTGCCTATTGTTTCAAGGTCAACCATCAAGTGATTCATGTAAGTCCTTAAATTGCGTGAATAGCGTGACGAGGGAAAGGGAGAGTTACTGGTGCAAAGGGGATATCGTCGTCAAAATCCATAGGTGGTTCGCTGTGATTTCCCTGCTGCTGAGGTTGCTGTCTTTGTTGCTGACCATTATTTCGCTGAGGTGAAGACTGTTCATTGCCTCCTTGCTTGCCACCAAGCATTTGCATGGTTCCACCAACGCCCACGATGACTTCGGTAGTGAACCGATCCTGTCCGCTTTGATCCTGCCATTTTCTTGTCCGCAATTTGCCTTCAAGATAAACCTCAGAGCCTTTTCGCAGATATTCGCTGGCAATTTCTGCCAGTTTCCCGCTCATTACCACGCGGTGCCACTCCGTCTGCTCCTTTTGCTCTCCAGTTTTCTTATCACGCCATTGTTCTGACGTAGCAACGGTAAGGTTTGCAAATGCCGTTCCTGATGGTGAATATCTGATTTCTGGATCATGCCCAAGGCGACCAATAATGATCACCTTATTTACGCCTCTGCTTGCCATTTATGCCGCCTGTTTTAGTTCGTTAACTCTGATGTTCATTACCTGAACGCATTTAGCCTGCGCCTCCTCGTTGCCAGCCATTAATTGCCAGTCACGCTGATAACGCTCGATGAGTTTTTTCTTGTCAGTTTCTGTCGCTGCATAATCGCTGAAGTCTTTCAGGATTTGTTCGCAGTCAACCGATGGAGATTTCTGGTTGGTATTTTCTGGTGATGGTTTGTTATCTGATGCTGGGATTGCCCATCCCGGAAGTGATGGAGGGAGCCAGTAAAATCCTGTTCCATCCTTCAGTTTTGCCCTGTGCCACCCCTGCTTTTTATCGAGAGATGTTTGTGCGAAACCTTCCTCAAGGTTATACAGATACCTACCGATTCCCCACTGAACGGCAGCGCGCTTCATTGCACCGGAACGACCACCTTTGACGGCTTCTACCTGCGTGTTTTCAGCAGCATCCCATTTGGTTACCCATTCGGAATCAATCTTTATTGATATGCCGCATTCAACGCCGCCGTTGTTGGGAATATCGCGGTATTCATTGCGCCATCCTGCTTTGCCGCAAACATCGTCCAGGCGTTTCATGATTGCCCTGTTCGTGACATAAGCCAGCACCATAGCCCACACCTTTCCATCGCGTGTTTTACCGCTTTGCTGTATTCGCCATTCGATATCTTCAGGGCTGAATGGCTCATCGAATTTGTTCAAATCCATAATTCACCTCAGAATGGACACGGCCCAAGGAAATAACGCTGATTTAATACTTCGACTCGGGACAAATTAAGGCATACCCGCATTCCTTCGCGGTCGCCATTATGGCGATACCAGAGAGCTTTCTGCGTGTACATGCGCCTCTGTAACTTGCTCTCCTTCACTGTGGTTGCAAGTGACATGAATATCTCCTTCGTTACCGATTAATTCTTTCATCTGACGAATGAATTCTTCGTCTGAACAGTTATCTGTAAAACTCATGGACGGCCTTGTTGTTTCAAAATATCCCAAATCTTTTCGAGCAAACTTTTCATTCTTGGTTGTTTAAAGTCTGCTCCGGTTAAAATATTTTTTCGTGAATGCTGTACCGATAAAATCGGGTTGAAAGGGCGAACCGATGCCGCCCCTGCAATAGCGAACTGTTGCATAGGATGCTCCTTCTGTTTGATTGCATAACGAAAACGCCTCGAGTGAAGCGTTATTGGTATGCATATAAAAAGGCCCTCACACTGGAGGGCAAAGAAGATTTCCAATAATCAGAACAAGTCGGCTCCTGTTTAGTTACGAGCGACATTGCTCCGTGTATTCACTCGTTGGAATGAATACACAGTGCTTATTCGTCATGCATTTCAGGTAATTCTTCGTATTCGACGCCCCATACGAGTTTACACCAAGTGACTCGCTCATATCTTTTACAAAAATCAGACCACATAACTTGTGTTCCATCATGGTTTGTTATTACTTCTGTAATATCACCAACACTAACAAAACTGGTATTAGAAGCAGTTATTTTTACTTTCATTACTTATCCCCAAGAGCTTTTCTTATTGCTGCGAGACCTTTATTAACAGCTCCATACCATTCTGGATATGTTGTCGTTGTTCTATTTTTGGTTTGCTTAAGTAATAACTGAAGTGCTTCGAGAAGGTCAGGTGCTGCCGCTATTAGATTGGCATCTTCAATGCATTGAACTTCCTCACAGATTGCAATATACGAACGCCAGCCTGCGCCATTTTCAAGTGAGTCTGCCTGGATGATTTTAATCTCATCGCCATCCATCATTATTTCCCACTTACCTTCAGTACCTTTAAATTCCATGTTAGCCTCTGTTGTTTATGCCAAAAATAAAGGCCGACTATGCGGCCATCACTTAAATTTCCTTCCATCCCCAATCAAGCGTTTCAAATGCTACATCACGCATGTTTTCGTCTTTTTCGTCCTGATCCATTTCATTCCACTCATTCTCGGATAAGCCAAGATCATCGAGTGTTACAACTGTCTTTTTGCAAGAATGAATGTTTGCGCCGGAATCCAACCAAATTTCAAATTTACGTTCCATATATCACCTCAAATAAGTGGTTTGCTGCCTAATTTCATTTTCTGGCGACCAACACAAGTCACACCCATTTCACTGCGTGGCTTGCTGTACCATGTGCGCTGATTCTTGCGCTCAATACGTTGCAGGTTGCTTTCAATCTGTTCGTGGTATTCAGCCAGCACCGTAAGGTCTATCGGATTCAGTGCGCTTTCTACTCGTGATTTCGGTTTGCGATTCAGCGAGAGAATAGGGCGGTTAACTGGTTTTGCGTTTACCCCAACCAACAGGGGATTTGCTGCTTTCCATTGAGCCTGTTTCTCTGCGCGACGTTCGCGGCGGCGTGTTTGTGCATCCATCTGGATTCTCCTGTCAGTTAGCTTTGGTGGTGTGGTGGCTGGAGTCGAACCAGCTTCCATCGGTGCGCTGCCGATTGGGTTACGCGCATCCTGCGGTTAGTTGTCTAGAATCTTCACCGCAAAACTATTCCCTAGCTCGCCGTTGAGCTTCACCACACCCCAAAGCTTTCTGCTTTGAATGCCGCCCTTCTTCAGGGCTTAATTTTTAAGAGCCTCACCTTCATGGTGGTTAGTGCGTCCTGCTGATGGCTAAATAGTACGATTTGTACTTTATTGAGTCAATACAAAATGTTCTAAATATAATTAGTTTTTTATAACGCTTTGTATTTAATGGGTTTATATTTTGGAAAAAGAAAACCCGACGCTAAGGTCGGGTTATTGTTGTGTATTTTAGAGTTGTGAGGCTGTTAACTAAATGTCTCTTCAGGCCACTGGCTGGCGATAACTTTCCCTACTACGGAACAGCTATCATTGCATGGAATCATTGGATATTGCGGGTTTAGTGGCTGTAGGAACACCTGACCGCTATCCCTGATCAGTTTCTTGAAGGTAAACTCGTCACCACCAAGTCTGGCTATGCAGAAATCACCTGGCTCAACAGCCTGCTCAGGGTCAACGAGAATTAACATCCCGTCAGGAAAGCTTGGCTTGGATCCTGTTGGCGCGGTCATGGAATTACCTTCAACTTCAAGCCAGAACGCACAATCACTGGCTTTTTTGGTTGTGCTGACCCATCTCTCCGCATCACCTTTGGTAAAGGTTCTAAGCTCAGGCGAGAACATCCCGGCCTGAACATGAGAAAAAACAGGGTACTCATATTGTTTTTTTAACGGGGGCAGAGAGTATTCGCCAACAGGTGAAAATGTACCGTCGTGGTTGAATGAGACGTTATCAATACCAAGGTATTTAAACACCACACCAATCTCGTCAAGAGATGGATGACGAGATCCGCGCAACCAGTGACCAATTCCACCCTGCGTCATACCAAGCTCTTCAGCTAACCTCTCTTGAGTTATGCCGAGCTCTTTCATTCTGGATCTAGCCAGTTCATACCATTTCATTTTCATACCATTATTATTACGCTCTGTACTAAAACCATCCATGCACAAGATGTATTTTTTTGTTTGCATTCTAAAAGTACATATCGTATTATTGTTTCATGGTTACTATGGAGGGCATATGAGCAACCTACGAAAATATCGAGAGTCACTGAATATCTCTCAAACAACACTTGCTAAGGCAGTTGGATGCACACAGGGAGCTATCGGACATTGGGAATCTGGTCGTCGCTTCCCAGACCTTAAAACATGCCGTGCTCTTGTTGAGTGCCTAAACAAGTTAGGCGCAAAAGTCAGTCTTGATGACGTGTTCCCGCCGGAACACAAAGCCGCTTAAGACATTCTCGCTCTTACACATCACAGCCCTGAAAAAGGGCATCAAATTAAACCACACCTATGGTGTATGCATTTATTTGCATACATTCAATCAATTGTTATCTAAGGAAATACTTACATATGGTTCGTGCAAACAAACGCAACGAGGCTCTAAGAATCGAGAGTGCGTTGCTTAACAAAATCGCAATGCTTGGAACTGAGAAGACAGCGGAAGCTGTGGGAGTTGATAAGTCGCAGATCAGCAGGTGGAAGAGGGACTGGATTCCAAAGTTCTCAATGCTGCTTGCTGTTCTTGAATGGGGCGTCGTTGACGACGACATGGCTCGATTGGCACGACAAGTTGCTTCGATTCTCACCAATAAAAAACGCCCGGCGGCAACCGAGCGTTCTGATCAAATACAAATGGAATTTTAACAACATCCAACGAGGTAATTATATGCGAAACAAAGGCTTTAATCCACCTGATACACACAAAGAAGCTAAGCGTTTGCGCTTCCTTCGTTCCATTGATGAAAGAACTCAAATCTCTTTTGTGAAAGTTGCCAGAACTGAGCTTCTGAAGGCTGAGGCGAGGGCGTTGCTCCCGTCTCTACCAAAAGAGGAGGGATATACGTTCATTCCAAACGCATTTCTGGAAAAGCTTCTCAAAGAAGACATATCCGTAAGTCAGTTTAACGATGTTCTTAAGGTCTTTCGTCAAGGCAGGTAGTTATGAGCAATACAGCAAAAATCTACGATTTCAGCGCCGCACACGAGCGCAGGAGCAACAGGATGGAGAACCAGAAAACTGGTTACATTCCGTTGTACCGGAGCATTCTGAAACAGTCATGGGCGAAAGATGTTTATCTTCGCACCCTGTGGGAAAACCTTCTCCTGAATGCCGCCAGAAAGCCATACAAAGCGAATTTCAAAGGTCATGAATGGCATCTGCAACCCGGTCAACTGGTTGTGACAGCAGCTGATTTAGGTCTTCAGTTATGCGACAGACATGGCAAGCCAGCAAGCCGTGATCAGGTTGAGCGGATGCTTCAGGTTTTTGTGAAAGAAGGGATGATCTCCATTGATGGAGAGAAGCAAAAAGGTCGTGTGATCACCATCACAAATTACCATGAATATGCTCAAAAAATGGACAATTTACCCGCACATGATGCCGCACAAACAACCGCACATGATGCCGCACATGACGAAGCCAGTAATGGCGCAGCTTTCAGCGCACATTCCGCACATGAAAGCGCACATGAAGCCGCACAAACAACCGCACATCATGAACAAGAAGGTATTAACAAGAATATAAATAATACCCCCCTACCCCCCAATGGGGGCGGCGATGGGCAGGTTAAACCTGAACGTCGCAAGGCAGAACGAATCGACTACGAATCCTTCCTGAACGCCTACAACACCGAAGTCGGTGACAGACTTCCACATGCTGTTGCAGTCAACGAGAAACGCAAACGCCGCCTGAAGAAAATCATCCCGCAACTGAAAACGCCAAACGTGGACGGTTTCAGAGCGTATGTCAGGGCGTTTGTGCATCAGGCCAAGCCGTTTTACTTCGGAGACAACGACACGGGCTGGACGGCTGATTTTGATTACCTGTTGAGGGAAGATTCGTTAACGGGAGTACGGGAAGGGAAGTTTGCAGACAGGGGGATTGCATGAGACAGGATATCGAAGCGAGCGTTATCGGTGGCCTGCTGATTGGTGGATTAACTCCAACCGCCAGCGACGTTCTGGCAACGCTGGAGCCGGAAGCGTTTTCAATTCCGCTCTACCGGAAAGCCTTCGAGGTTATCCGCAAGCAGGCGCGAAACAGAAATTTAATCGACGCGCTGATGGTTGCCGAGGCGTGCGGAGAGGAGCATTTCACGTCAATCCTGATGACCAGCAAAAACTGCCCGAGTGCCGCAAACCTGAAGGGATATGCCGGAATGGTCGCGGATAACTATCACCGCCGTCTGGTGCTGGAAATCATGGATGAAATGCGTGAACCAATTCAGAGCGGAACCATCGACGCATCGAGTCAGGCGATGGATGAACTTGTAAAGCGTCTTTCAGCCATCAGAAAGCCCCGTGACGAGGTTAAACCGGTACGGTTAGGGGAAATCATCACTGACTACACTGACACGCTTGACAGGCGTCTGAGGAACGGAGAAGAGTCAGATACCCTGAAGACCGGAATCGACGAACTTGACGCCATCACCGGAGGGATGAACGCAGAAGACCTGGTGATTATCGCCGCTCGTCCCGGTATGGGTAAAACCGAACTGGCGCTGAAGATTGCCGAAGGCGTTGCAAGCCGCGTTATTCCTGGTTCTGACGTCCGGCGCGGAGTGTTGATTTTCTCAATGGAAATGAGCGCATTGCAGATTGCAGAGCGAAGTATTGCCAACGCCGGGAGGATGTCGGTTAGTGTGCTGCGAAATCCTGCATCGATGGATGACGAAGGCTGGGCGCGCGTTGCTAACGGCATGAGTCAGCTTGCAGATTTGGATGTATGGGTAGTCGATGCCTCGCGGTTATCGGTCGAAGAAATACGCTCAATCGCAGAACGGCACAAACAGGAAAATCCAAACCTGTCACTCATCATGGTGGATTATCTTGGCCTGATTGAGAAGCCGAAAGCAGATCGCAACGACCTCGCAATTGCTCACATCTCCGGAAGCCTGAAGGCGATGGCGAAAGACCTGAAAACGCCTGTTATCTCCCTGAGTCAGCTTTCGCGCGATGTTGAGAAGCGACCAAACAAACGCCCGACAAACGCAGATTTGCGTGATTCAGGAAGCATTGAACAGGACGCAGACTCAATCATCATGCTCTATCGGGAAGCTGTATATGACGAGAACAGTAGCGCCGCGCCATTTGCTGAAATCATTGTGACGAAAAACCGTTTTGGCTCACTTGGTACGGTTTACCAGCGGTTCTGCAACGGACACTTTGTTGCATGTGACCAGGATGAAGCCAGACAGATTTGCACAGCATCAAATGCACCTGCTGCGCGTGGCAGACGATATGCACAAGGGGCTGACGTATGACCATCTACATCACTGAGCTAATAACAGGCCTGCTGGTAATCGCAGGCCTTTTTATTTGGGGGAGAGTAATTGGAGGCTTTAAGAAATGAGTACGATAGCTGAGCTTGTCCGCGCCGACTTTCAGGAGAACATTGGTCGTGCAAAGCGGTACTGGTCTGCTTCCAGACTTCCGACTGGCGAGAGACAGAAAAACGCCCCTAAGCCACGGAGCTATCCGCGTGACCGCGTTCTTCGCCGGTTGGTTAAAATCGATACTGATTTTCAGTGTGACAGAATTATCCGGAACCTGGATTTAAAGTGAAGGAGTGAGCATGACAAATCAGCAGCAAATAGAGTTCATCCTTGAGCAGATCCGAAAAATGCGAGAAAAGAACCAGCCAGACATGATGGAAATATGGAGACGCCAGCAGGAAGAATACCGCAAGCATATTTTTGGTGAGAGAAAACAGGATGGCTGGAGCCTATATGGCTATGGCACCAGGACAAATAAAAATGGATACAGCCTTTACGCATACTGAGGAATTCCATGAAACAGACAATTTTCCTCAGGAGTAAGCAACAACAGCAAGCCGCAATCAACGCCATCCTCGCAACACCACTCGATAAAGACAAGCCAGTCACCATCCGCATTACTGACTACAAGCGAAATCTTGACCAGAACGCAAAATTTCACGCGATGGTCGCAGATATCGCCAGGCAAGTTCAGTGGCGCGATAAATGGTTAAAACCAGAACAATGGAAGGTTTTGTTGATCAGCGGTCATGCAGTGGCAACAAAGCAGGAAGCTGATGTTTTGCCCGGGCTTGAAGGCGAATACGTCAACATCCGCGAAAGCAGCGCGCAGATGAGTGTGAAGCGTATGGCAAGTCTGATTGAGTACACAACAGCCTGGGCTATTGGTCAGGGTGTCAGATTTACCGACAGGAGGTACGAATGAGACGACAGCGACGAAGTTTCACCGACATCATCTGCGAAAACTGCAAATACCTTCCAACGAAACGCTCCAGAAATAAACGCAAGCCAATCCCAAAAGAATCTGACGTAAAAACCTTCAACTACACGGCTCACCTGTGGGATATCCGGTGGCTAAGACATCGTGCGAGGAAATGACGATGACTGCGTATTACAACGAAATAGATCCGTATGCAGCGCAATGGCTGCGTAACTTAATTGACGCTGGAGAAATTGCCCCCGGTTATGTAGATGAAAGGAGTATTGAAGATGTCACACCAGGTGATTTGCGAGGATTTACCCAGCACCACTTTTTTGCAGGAATCGGAGTTTGGAGCTATGCACTTAGAAAAGCAGGATGGCCAGACAACAAGAGTATCTGGACAGGAAGTTGCCCATGCCAACCTTTCAGCTCGGCAGGCAAAGGAAAAGGGGTTGATGACGAGCGGCACTTATGGCCGGCATTCTTCTGGCTTATTGAAAAATGCAATCCTGGCATCGTTATTGGCGAACAGGTTGCAAGCGCAGACGGCCTCGCTTGGCTCGACCTTGTACAAACTGACTTGGAAGGTGCGAACTACACCTCTGCAGGTACCGATATTTGCGCTGCGGGCTTCGGTTCTCCGCACATTAGGCAGCGATTGTATTGGGTGGCCTACTCCAACGACAAATATCAACTTTCAGCCAGAGACGCGCAGGGGAATTCAGAACCTATCTGGATGCGTGAGACTAGCGGGATGGCAAACTCCTTTAGCGAACGATGCAACAGGTTCAACGCATTGCTACAGCGGAAAAGACAAGAGCGGAACCCCAAGAATCTGCTTGAAACTTCCCGGGACGGTGAAGCTATGTACCCATTACCGGTTAACGGCTTCTGGAGAGATGCAGACTGGCTTTACTGTAGAGATGAAAAATATCGTCCAGTTAGACCCGGCTCATTCCCGATGGTTAATGGCATTGCCAAAAGCTTGGGACGAGGCAAGTCCACACTGGGAAGAATGGCAAAGCGCAATCAAGATCAGCGAATTATTGGATATGGAAACGCAATCAATGCAGAAGTAGCAACGGCATTCGTGAAAGTTTGTATGGAGGTTGTTAATGCTTAGCCCATCCCAATCCATTCAATACCAGAAAGAAAGCGTCGAGCGGGCTTTAACGTGCGCTAACTGCGGTCAGAAGCTGCATGTGCTGGAAGTTCACGTGTGTGAGCACTGCTGTGCAGAACTGATGAGCGATCCGAATAGCTCAATGTACGAGGAAGAAGACGATGAATGATTACCTGAAATGGTATCTCTACCACCGCTGGTTAATTAAGTTTGCTGTAAAAGACTGGATGACAGCGGATGCCAACAAGCTTAAGCAAAGAAAAGACTATTACTACGCCAGAATGAAGGAAAACTACTGCTCAATTCGCACTCGCATATTTATTAAAAAAGACCTTCAGTCAATTCTTCAATTGCGAGGGAAGGTAAATGGCTAACCTACGCAAAGAAGCGCGCGGAAGAGAATGCCAGGTACGTATTTACGGCGTATGCAATGGTAATCCTGAAACTACAGTTCTGGCACATTACCGGATGGCTGGAATTTGCGGAACGGGAATGAAGCCTGACGACCTGATCTGCGCATGGGCTTGTAGTGACTGCCACGCGGAGATCGACCGACGCACCCGGATTCTCGACAACAAAGACGCCAGACTTTACCACCTCGAAGGCGTGATCAGGACGCAGGCGATACTGCTGAAGGAGGGGAAGATTAAGCCATGAACGAATATCAGTTTGTACTTCCATACCCACCGTCGCTGAATACCTACTGGCGAAGACGGGGAAGCCAATATTACATAAGCGATAAAGGCCAGAAATACCGAAAAGACGTTCAGAAAATCATCCGCCAACTCAAGTTAGACATTTTTACCAAATCACGACTCCGTATCAAAGTCATCGCAGACGTTCCAGACTCCCGCCGCCGCGACCTCGACAACATCCTGAAAGGTTTACTCGACTCACTTATCCACGCCGGATTTGCGGAAGACGACGAGCAATTCGATGACATTCGCGTAATTCGTGGTGTGAAAGTACCAGGCGGAAGGCTTGGAATAAAAATCACCGAACTGGAGAACGTATGAACGCCACAATTCAAACGATACCAGAGCTTCTTATCCAGACACGAGGCAATCAGACCGAAGTGGCGAGGATGCTTTCCTGCGCAAGAGGAACAGTGCTCAAGTACAACCGAGACAGCAAAGGTGAGCGTCACGTAATAGTTAACGGCGTCCTGATGGTCAAACAGGGCAAGAGGGGTAGACCATGAGACTCGAAAGTGTAGCTAAATTTCATTCGCCAAAAAGCCCGATGATGAGTGACTCACCACGGGCCACGGCGTCTGACTCTCTTTCCGGTACTGATGTGATGGCTGCTATGGGGATGGCACAATCACAAGCCGGATTCGGAATGGCTGCATTCTGCGGTAAGCATGAACTCAGCCAGAACGACAAACAAAAGGCTATCAACTATCTGATGCAATTTGCACACAAGGTATCGGGGAAATACCGTGGTGTGGCAAAGCTCGAAGGAAATACTAAGGCAAAGGTACTGCAAGTGCTCGCAACATTCGCTTATGCGGATTATTGCCGTAGTGCCGCGACGCCGGGCGCAAGATGCAGAGATTGCCACGGTACAGGCCGTGCGGTTGATATAGCCAAAACAGAGCAGTGGGGGAGAGTTGTTGAGAAAGAATGCGGAAGATGCAAAGGTGTCGGCTATTCAAGAATGCCAGCAAGCGCCGCATATCGCGCTGTAACGATGCTAATCCCAAACCTTACTCAACCCACCTGGTCACGCACTGTTAAGCCGCTGTATGACTCTCTGGTGGTGCAATGCCACAAAGAAGAGTCAATCGCAGACAACATATTGAATGCGGTCACACGTTAGCAGCATGATTGCCACGGATGGCAACATATTAACGGCATGATATTGACTTATTGAATAAAGTTGGGTAAATTTGACCTAACGATGGATAAATGCACTCGTTAAATAAAGCCCTGAGTTAATAGCTCGGGGCTTTTTGCGTTTTAAGCACGGCCTTTCTGAAAGCACATCAAACCAAATACCAGACAGACCAAAATAATCACCTTATCCGCTGTGGCTACGGTGCGGTGTGCTTTGCATAAAACAAAACCAGCTCAATGGCTGCCTTCGTGAAATCGGGTGGCAGGAGGTTGCGCTAACAACCTCCTGCCGTTTTGCCCGTGCATATCGGTCACGAACAAATCTGATTACTAAACACAGTAGCCTGGATTTGTTCTATCAGTAATCGACCTTATTCCTAATTAAATAGAGCAAATCCCCTTATTGGGGGTAAGACATGAATATGCCAGAAAAACATGACCTGTTAGCCGCCATTCTCGCGGCAAAGGAACAAGGAATCGGGGCAATCCTTGCGTTTGCAATGGCGTACCTTCGCGGCAGATACAATGGCGGTGCGTTTACAAAAACAGTAATCGACGCAACGATGTGCGCCATTATCGCCTGGTTCATTCGTGACCTTCTCGACTTCGCCGGACTAAGTAGCAATCTCGCTTATATAACGAGCGTGTTCATCGGCTACATCGGTACTGACTCGATTGGTTCGCTTATCAAACGCTTCGCTGCTAAAAAAGCCGGAGTAGAAGATGGTGGAAATCAATAATCAACGTAAGGCGTTCCTCGATATGCTGGCGTGGTCGGAGGGAACTGATAACGGACGTCAGAAAACCAGAAATCATGGTTATGACGTCATTGTTGGCGGAGAGCTATTCACTGATTACTCCGATCACCCTCGCAAACTTGTCACGCTAAACCCAAAACTCAAATCAACAGCAGCCGGACGTTACCAGCTTCTTTCCCGTTGGTGGGATGCCTACCGCAAGCAGCTTGGACTGAAAGACTTCTCTCCGAAAAGCCAGGACGCTGTGGCATTGCAACAGATTAAAGAGCGTGGCGCTTTACCGATGATTGACCGCGGCGATATTCGTCAGGCAATCGACCGTTGCAGCAATATCTGGGCTTCACTTCCGGGCGCTGGTTATGGCCAGTTCGAGCATAAGGCTGACAGCCTGATTGCAAAATTCAAAGAAGCTGGCGGAACGGTCAGAGAGATTGAGGTATGAGCAGAGTAACCGCGATTATATCTGCTCTGATTATCTGCATCGTCGTCTGTCTGTCGTGGGCGGTCAATCATTACCGTGATAACGCCATCGCCTACAAAGAGCAGCGCGATAAAGCCACATCCACAATCGCTGACATGCAGAAGCGTCAACGTGATGTAGCAGAACTTGACGCCAGATACACAAAGGAGCTTGCTGATGCTAACGCGACTATCGAAAGTCTCCGTGCTGATGTTTCTGCTGGTCGTAAGCGCCTGCAAGTCGCCGCCACCTGTGCAAAGTCAACGACCGGAGCCAGCGGCATGGGCAATGGAGAAAGCCCAAGACTTACAGCAGATGCTGAACTCAATTATTACCGTCTCCGAATTGGAATCGACAGGATAACCGCGCAGGTTAACTACCTGCAGGAGTACATCAGGACTCAGTGCCTGAAATAATTTTTTTGCAAATCACAAAGTCCATTTAATGAGCCTCGCGATGCGGGGCTTTTTTATGTCCGCAGTAAACGCGCTTCACACGCGCGACTTATGAACACAGAACCTTTCAGGATGACCCTTGAGGATGCCGGTTTGGTGATCGGTGCCTTTCTGTGGGCCGGAATCCTGTGTGACAAGGTTCATCACTAAAAGGTGATCACTGATGAAGTACCCAACAGTTATTGTCAATGGTGTGTCCGTTCGTGTTGATGAGGATGGACGCTACAACTTAAACGATCTCCATGCAGCAGCAGTTGCAAATGGAGAGGCTACAGAGCAACAGCGCCCAAGCCAGTTTTTGCGTAGCGCGCAGATAAAACGCTTCATAAAAGCACTGGAGGCCAAAGTGCAAAAAAGCACTTTGGAACAAATTCAACCACTTAAAATAATCAAAGGTGGTGCAGAACCAGGTGTGTGGGGTGTTGAACTTCTGGCAATCAGATATGCAGCATGGATTAAGCCGGAATTTGAAATCGAAGTTTATGAAGTTTTCAAAACGGTTGTCCGTCTCGGCGTTGGCGCAATGTCCCGTCTGAATAGAATAGATCACATCATCAATACTGAAACCAAAGCGATAAGCCAGTGCGCAAGCCAAATGGCTAAGTGGGGCGTTGGTGGGCGAAAAAGATTGCTTCATGTTGCACGTGAGAGAGCGGCAAATGAAGTGCAAATGTATTTGCCCGGAATGGTGTGATTTCGCAGGTTAATCCAGTTTTTGCATTACGGCAGTACCACGAAACAACCCAAGCCAGTAAGTGGGGAAATAACACTGGCAGCCACTGAAAGATGAACCTCCTGCCTTATGGCAAAAAAGATTCTTTGTGGTGGCGGACTGATGGAAAGACATCGGTTATTGCAGAGACCATTCAATGAGTGGTCTCGACAATGGCTTATACCCTACACGGGATAACTTAACTGATATCCCTTTTAACGGATAAACGGAGCCAACAATGGCAGAGATTATTCCCATGACTGAAGAACAGAAATTCCAGTTAGAGATTTACAAGCTGGTCATGAACCAGAACGCAGCCGCAGAAGAAGCATTTCAGTTCATTGGTACTGACGAACTGAAGCTTGAGCTATTCAAAATTCACTTCCAGTCAGGTGGCGCTAATTCAGATATCACGACCCGCACTATCGAAGCGGTGCGTAAATCGAAGGAAGCGTTAGACCTGTTCACTACCGGAGCATAAACATGGCAACTCAAGGTTTCGACAACCCATCCAAATTCCGCGATGAATGGGATAAGCAAGCAGAAGGGAAATAATCAATATGGCGACTGAGAAAAAGAATGTCGGTCGCCCTTCGGATTACCTGCCGGAGGTGGCTGATGATATCTGTGCGCTGCTTGCCTCCGGGGAAAGTCTGGTTAAGGTTTGCAAGCGCCCCGGCATGCCAGCAAAGGCTACTGTATTTCGCTGGCTGTCAGAGCATGAAGAATTTAGAGACAAGTACGCGAAGGCAACTGAGGCACGAGCTGATTCTATTTTCGAAGAGATATTCGAAATTGCTGACACTGCGATTCCAGATGCTGCTGAGGTGGCAAAGGCAAGACTTCGCGTTGATACCCGCAAATGGGCGCTGGCCCGAATGAATCCCCGTAAGTATGGCGACAAGGTAACTAACGAGCTTGTCGGTAAGGACGGCGGCGCAATCCAGATTGAAACATCACCGATGAGCACTCTATTCGGAAAATGACCTCGATTAATCCTATCTTTGAACCGTTCATTGAGGCGCATCGCTACAAAGTCGCCAAAGGCGGTCGAGGTAGCGGTAAATCATGGGCAATTGCGAGGCTGCTTGTTGAAGCGGCGCGTCGGCAGCCAGTGCGTATTCTCTGCGCTCGTGAACTGCAAAACAGTATCAGCGATTCGGTAATCCGGTTGCTTGAAGACACCATAGAGCGGGAAGGGTATTCGGCTGAGTTTGAAATTCAGCGTTCAATGATTCGTCATCTCGGAACGAATGCTGAATTCATGTTCTACGGCATAAAAAACAACCCGACGAAGATTAAATCGCTCGAAGGCATTGATATCTGCTGGGTGGAAGAAGCGGAAGCGGTAACGAAGGAATCATGGGACATCCTGATACCAACCATCCGCAAGCCGTTTTCCGAAATATGGGTGAGCTTCAACCCGAAAAACATCCTCGACGATACCTATCAGCGATTCGTCGTAAACCCTCCTGATGATATTTGTCTGCTGACGGTGAACTACACCGACAACCCGCACTTTCCTGAAGTTCTCCGTCTGGAGATGGAAGAGTGCAAACGCAGAAATCCGACACTGTATCGTCACATCTGGCTTGGTGAGCCAGTAAGCGCAAGTGATATGGCAATCATCAAACGTGAATGGCTTGAAGCTGCTACCGATGCGCACAAGAAACTCGGATGGAAAGCGAAAGGCGCTGTTGTCTCTGCGCATGACCCATCAGATACAGGGCCGGATGCCAAAGGTTATGCATCGCGCCACGGTTCGGTAGTTAAGCGCATTGCCGAAGGTCTGCTGATGGACATCAACGAGGGTGCTGACTGGGCTACTTCGCTGGCGATTGAAGACGGCGCTGACCACTACCTGTGGGATGGTGATGGTGTTGGTGCCGGGCTACGCAGGCAGACAACGGAAGCGTTCTCCGGCAAGAAAATCACCGCCACGATGTTCAAGGGCAGCGAATCGCCATTCGATGAAGATGCGCCATATCAGGCCGGAGCATGGGCTGATGAAGTCGTACAGGGCGACAATGTTCGCACTATTGGCGATGTATTCCGCAATAAGCGAGCGCAATTCTATTACGCGCTGGCTGACAGGCTGTATCTGACATATCGGGCGGTTGTCTACGGTGAGTATGCAGACCCAGACGACATGCTGAGTTTCGACAAAGAAGCGATAGGCGAGAAGATGCTGGAGAAGCTGTTTGCAGAACTGACGCAGATTCAGCGCAAATTCAATAATAACGGGAAGCTGGAGCTAATGACTAAGGTCGAAATGAAGCAGAAGCTCGGTATTCCATCTCCTAACCTGGCTGATGCGTTGATGATGTGTATGCATTGCCCGGAGTCGGCTGCGCAACCCGACTATTCCAGTTACTCAATTCCTTGTGGTGTAGGTTGATATGGCAGAAAAAAAGATGACTGACTGGCATCGCAAGGTGCTGTGCAACTTTGATAATGCCTGGTCAGCAACGCAGGATATGCGTGAGCAGATTATTGAAGCTCAACGTTTCGTCCGGGTGTCCGGCGCACAGTGGGAAGGCAGCACAAACGCTGGTTACTCATTTGATGAAGGCAGGTTTGAGCATTACCCGCGCTTTGAGCTGAATAAGATTGCCCGTGAATGTGATCGCATCATTGGCGAGTATCGACAGAATCGCATCAGCGTTAAATTCAGGCCGAAGGATGACAAGGCATCGGAAGCGTTAGCCGAAAAGATGAACGGCAAATTCCGCGCTGACTATCAGGAAACATCCGGTGGCGAAGCGTGTGATAACGCATTTGATGATGCTGTAACGGGCGGATTCGGTTGTTTCCGCATGTGTGCCGATTACGAAGATGAAATGGATCCGAGTAACGAGCAGCGACGCATCAGCCTTCTTCCTGTTTACGACCCAGCGACATGCGTCTTCTTCGATCAGGACAGCAAGCAATATGACCGCTCTGATGCTATGTGGGCTATGGAAATGTTCTCCATGACGCCTAAAGCGTTCGAGGCTGAATACCCTGATTCCATCGCGGCAAGCCTTTCTCGTGATGACACTGGCACTCAATATGACTGGTCAACTCCTGATGCTATCTATGTTGGTCGCTACTACGAAGTTCGCATAGAGAAGGTGAAGCTCACAGCATGGCGTAACCCTGTCAGCGGAGAAACGGCAATCTATGATGAAGAGCAAATCAAAGATATTGTCGACGAGCTGACCGATGGTGCATTCGAACTGATTGGCGAGCGAACGGTGAAGAAACGCCGAGTTTATTGCGGTCTTCTGTCTGGCGCTGAATGGCTGGAAGAACCGAAGCGTATTCCGGGCGAACATATTCCTCTCATCCCGGTATATGGGCGTCGTTCATTTGTTGATAATCAGGAGCGAATCGAAGGCCACGCAGCAAAAGCGATGGATGCACAGCGTCTTGAGAACCTGATGGTTTCCATGATTGCAGATAACGCTACTCAGGCTGGCGGTGATGGCATTCCTGTAGTTGATGTTGACATGATTCCTGGTCCTCTTGCCACTCATTGGGCGGAGCGCAACAAAAAGCGCCCGGCGTTCCTGCCGATGGTCAGTTTGAAAAACAAAAACGGAGATATTACTGCGCAGGCTCAGGTCAGCAGTTATACGCCTCCGACACAAATGCCTCCAGCTCTTGCCGGGCTATTGCAGTACACCGGAACGGCTATTCAGCAAATTACAGGTGCGTCGCAGCTTGAGAACATGCCGAGCAACGTCGCCACCGATACCGTTGATAGCATCTTTAACCGGATGGACACGCAGTCCTATATCTACATGGACAACATGGCTAAATCTATGCGTCGCGCTGGCGTTGTGTGGCTTTCTATGGCGCGTGAAGTCTATGGCAGCGATACGCCGATGCGTATCGTTAATGAGGACGGCAGCGATGACGTGGCGCTGATGACTGGTGAAGTGGTTGACCGTCAGACAGGGCAGGTTATCGCGCTTAACGACCTTTCGCAGGGTAACTACGAAGTGACTGTCGATGTCGGTCAGTCGTTCGCTACTCGCCGTGATGCAACGGTTAAGTCGTTACTTTCCATGCTGGCACTTATCCCGCCAGGGACGCCGAAGCACGACCTTGTATCGTCGATGATTCTCGACAATATGGACGGAGAAGGGATGGACGACCTGAAAGAATACAACCGCAATCAGTTGCTTCTGTCTGGAGTTATCAAGCCGAGAACGCCAGAAGAACAGCAGATGGTTGAGCAGGCGAAACAACAACAGGCCAGTCAGCCAGATCCGGCTATGGTTGCTGCGCAAGGTCAGCTTCTTGCTGGTCAGGCTGAATTGCAGAAAGCGCAGAACGAACAGGCAGCCATTCAGGTTAAAGCATTCCAGGCACAGACTGATGCTCAGGTTGCAGCGGCAAATGTTGTGAAAATCCTCGCATCTGCCGATAGCCAGCAGAAATCTGATATCCGCGAGGCTCTGAAACTGCTCGGACAGTTCCAGCAACAGCAAGGAGACAATGCCCGTGCTGATGCAGAGCTTGTCCTGAAAAGTCAGGCACAGGGTCATGCGCAGCGCATGGACATCAGCAGCATCCTGCAAAAATCAACTCAGCAACAACCACAGCAGTAATTAACCCATAACGTGCAATGGCTGTCTTTATGAGGCCTGGCACCCTATTGCCTTCCGATGGGCTGAACATCGAGTAAACAGGGGTAACAAATGGACCAGATGGCAGAAAACACACCAGAAGTTGAAATCGAAACCGACGCGTCAGAGCAGATTCCTGATGATGTCGAACTGGCTGAAGAAGTCGAAACAGAAGATGGCAGTGAGTCCTCCGGCAATGATGCAGAGGAAGCTACTGAAACTGATGACGACGAATCAGAACAGGAATTCTACTTTGGTGACGAAAAGCTGGATTCGCCAACCAGCGAAGATGGCGCAGAGCATGGACTGGTAAAACACCTGCGCAAGACGATTAAAGAGAAAGACCGCGAGCTGAAAGAGCTGATGCGTCAGTCTCAGAAACCCGTCGAGCAGCAGCCGGTAATAACTCAACCACCGCGAATGCCAAAACTGGATGATGAGGACATCGGTTTCGATGAAGAAATCTACCAGCAACGCATGGCTAAGTGGGCAGAGGATAACGGCAAGTACCAGCAACAGGAGATGGCTCGCAAGCAGAAGGAGCAGGAGCTTCAGGCTGCCTATCAAGAGCGATTATCCAAATATCAGCAACGTGTTAAGGCTCTCAAAGTTCCTGGCTATCAGGAAGCAGAACAGGCCGTACTCGAGGAAATCCCCATCGAGACACAAAACGCGATCCTGTTTGAGTCAGAGAAGCCGGAAATCGTTGTTCTGGCGCTCGGTCGCAACGCTGAACTGCGCAAGCAACTGGCAGAAGCTACCAACCCCGTAGCAATTGGTCGTCTGCTGGAACGTATCGAATCGAAGGCCAGAGTCATGCCAAAAGCAAAAACCACGGCAGCCACAACCCCGACAGTTAAGGGGAGCAACGGCGCAGTAATCAACAACCTCGGCAAATTGAAAGCCAAGGCGCTGGAAACTGGTGACTGGACGCCGTATTTCGCCGCTAAAAAGGCAAAAAAATAACCTATCGGAGCATTAAACATGGCTAACCAATTAGCAAAAGACCTTGAAATCATGTTCGAAAACTACGTTGAAGGCTTTGAGGCCGCCTGCGTAGTTTCCCGTAACGCTAAAAAATTCCGTCCCGGTGATACAGCAATGCAGCGAGCAGGTGATGTTCTGTATCGTCCGCAGCATTACCACATGAACATTGAGGAAGGCCTAGACCTCAGCGGCAAAACGCCAACAGCACTGGTTCAGCGCCTTGTTCCTTCTGTGTTCAAGGAGCCGAAAAACATTCTGTACACTCTGGATGCGCGTGAAATGCGTGACCCGGAACATAAAACTGAAGCTGGTCGCGCCGCAGGTATGCGCCTTGCTGCACAGATTGACTCTGACCTGATTTCCATGGTCACGCAGCGTGCTACTAACGTGATCACAATGGCTGACTCAACCACTGGTTCACAGGGCCGTGATTTGTGGAACTGTGCGGCAGGTATTGATGCCACCATGACGGCGATTGGTGTACCACAGGGTATCAACCGCCGCTCTTTCTGGAACCCCTTCAACTACAAAGACCTTGCTGGCGAGCTTGGTCACCGTGCCTATGCTCAGGGCGCAACCCTGACAGCATACGAAAAAGCGCAGATCCCTCCGGTTGCGTCCTTCGATAGCTACAAGACCGATATTTCTGGTCGTGTTCCGAAGGGTACAGCAACTTCCATTACGCTGGCAGCAGCACCTGCGCACAAGGTTGAAGCGAAAGATGCTAACGAAATGCCAGTGGATAACCGACAGGGGACCATTACGGTATCTGCTGAAGGTTTGCAGGTTGGCGATGCGTTTACCATCGCAGGGGTGAATTCCGTACACCAGATCACCAAAGATACCACCGGGCAGCCGCAGGTATTCCGCGTTCTGGCAGTTAGCGGAACGACAGTAACTATCTCCCCGAAAATTCTGCCGCCTGACAACGCGGATGTCGCCAGCCGTCCATATGCAAACGTTGATGCTAATGCGGCAAGTAGCGCAGCAATCACCATTCTCAACAAAAATGCCGCACCGGCTAACCTGTTCTGGGCTGATGGTTCTGTTGAACTGATGTACGGCAAACTGGCGTTCCCGACTGGTCAGGGTCCACAGGTAATGACGGCAACCACCGAGCAGGGCGCTACGCTGATTATGTCTTACGCCTTCGACCACATCAAAGGCGTAACCACTGCGCGTTTCACCACTCTGTACGGCTGCTCTGTACTTGTTCCTGAATATACGGGCATCGTTATTGCCGGGCAGTAATTTTGGTGGGGCTTCGGCCCCATTTTTATTGGGAGAAGACAATGGCACGAACAATGCTCTATAAGCCGGGCAACATGATCACCTGTGGTCAGTTTGCTGTCGATTACATCATTGTTGATGACGAAGAAGTTAAATCTCACCTGAAAAAAGGTTGGGTAAAAACTCCTGAAGAAACCGCAACGAAGCAAAAAGTGGCTAAGGCGGAAGAAGATGGCGAAAACGAAGGGTGATCTCGTTCTAAAGGCTTTACGAAAAGCCGGGCTGTATTCCAATGCCACGTTGACAGATGCCGACCCTCAGGCAATTGAAGATGCCATTAATGACCTCGAAGACATGATGGCAGCATGGCAGGCGAAAGGTATCGAGCTTGGATATCAGTTTGCTGATACAGAAAACGGCATCATGCCGTTACCTGACGATGATTCAGGTATCCCTGCATGGGCAAATGATGGCGTCGCTTTGAAACTCGCTGTGCAAGTGTGCATGGATAACGTCATTCAGCCGTCGGATGCTCTCCTTACCGCTGCTGACAGCGCATATCAGACAATCTGCATCGCTTTAACCAAAATACCACCACTTGAGCGGCGAAATGACATGCCTCGCGGTAGTGGTAACAAAAGCGCGTATACGTGGAATCGGTTTTACATCGAGAAAGATGATCCGAGTACGTGAGGTGAATAAATGCCGATTCAGCAACTTCCGCTCATGAAAGGCGTCGGCAAAGACTTCCGAAATGCCGACTATATCGACTATCTGCCAGTGAATATGCTGGCTACACCCAAAGAAATCCTGAACAGCAGCGGATATCTTCGCTCATTCCCGGGAATTGCCAAACGTTCTGATGTGAACGGCGTATCGCGCGGCGTCGAGTACAACATGGCGCAGAGTGCCGTTTATCGCGTGTGTGGTGGCAAGCTGTACAAAGGCGAAAGTGAAGTCGGTGACGTCGCCGGAAGTGGTCGCGTATCAATGGCGCATGGTCGAACATCTCAGGCTGTAGGCGTTAATGGTCAACTGGTCGAGTATCGCTATGATGGCACGGTTAAAACCGTATCAAACTGGCCTACAGACAGCGGTTTTACGCAGTATGAGTTAGGTTCAGTTCGCGACATTACGCGCTTACGTGGGCGTTATGCGTGGTCAAAAGACGGTACTGATTCATGGTTTATCACTGACCTTGAAGACGAATCGCACCCTGACCGCTACAGCGCACAATATCGTGCAGAATCGCAGCCTGACGGCATCATCGGCATAGGTACATGGCGAGACTTTATCGTCTGCTTTGGTTCATCGACGATTGAATATTTCTCCCTGACGGGTGCAACCACCGTTGGTGCTGCTTTGTATGTCGCCCAGCCATCGTTAATGGTGCAGAAAGGTATCGCTGGAACCTACTGCAAAACGCAGTTCGCTGATTCGTATGCGTTCATCAGCAATCCGGCAACAGGTGCGCCGTCTGTGTATATCATCGGCTCTGGTCAGGTATCACCAATCGCCAGCGCGAGCATTGAGAAAATACTACGCTCCTACACTGCTGATGAACTGGCTGATGGCGTGATGGAGTCTCTGCGATTTGATGCGCATGAGTTGCTGATTATCCATCTTGCGCGCCATGTTCTCGTGTACGACGCATCTTCAAGCGCCAATGGTACGCAATGGTGTGTGTTGAAAACTGGCTTGTATGACGATGTGTACCGCGCTATCGACTTCATTTACGAAGGCAATCAGATAACGTGCGGCGATAAGCTGGAATCTGTTACCGGGAAACTGCAGTTCGATATCAGCAGCCAGTACGACAAGCAACAGGAACACCTGCTGTTTACTCCACTGTTCAAAGCGGATAACGCCAGAGTGTTCGACCTTGAGGTTGAATCGTCAACTGGCGTTGCGCAGTATGCTGACCGCCTTTTTCTCTCTGCAACCACTGACGGTATCAATTACGGGCGTGAGCAGATGATTGAGCAGAATGAACCGTTCGTTTACGACAAACGCGTTTTGTGGAAGCGAGTTGGGCGCATCAGGAAAAATGTCGGCTTCAAATTGCGTGTTATCACTAAGTCACCTGTCACTCTGTCAGGCTGCCAGATAAGGATCGAGTAATGGCTGATTCGAATCTCAATGAGCCGGTAATCATTCAGGCTACACGACTCGACACATCAGTCCTTCCACGCAATATCTTCTCGCAGTCATATCTGCTGTACGTTATCGCACAGGGTGCTGATGTTGGTAACGTGGCTAACAAGGCCAACGAAGCAGGGAAGGGGGCTTATGATGCACAGGTGAAGAATGATGAGCAGGATGTCACCCTTGCAGACCATGAATCCAGAATTGCTGCTGCTGAAGCAACTCTCGTCAATCATGAACATAGAATCGCAGCAGCGGAAAGCACTCTTGCAGATCATGAAACAAGGATTACGGCTGCCGAAACAGAGCTGGCTGATCACGAGACGCGAATTGCTGCCAATGAATCTGAGTTAGCAAACCATGATGCGCGAATAACTCAGAATACAACCGATATCAACGCACTTGATACCAGGCTCACAGCGGCAGAGGGAAGTATTTCGACGCTACAAAGCACAGTTGGTGATCACTCAACAAGAATATCTGCGCTTGAGTATGCCACCACGCGCAAGAAATCAGAGGTTGTTTACTCAGGAGTATCGGTAACCATTCCAACAGCGCCGACCAACCTTGTTAGCCTGCTGAAAACGCTCACGCCGTCATCCGGGACGTTGGCACCATTCTTCGATACTGATAACAACAAGATGGTTGTTTTCAACGAGAACAAAACCCTGTTCTTCAAGCTGTCGATTGTCGGGACGTGGCCCAGCGGAACCGCAAACAGGTCAATGCAGCTAACCTTTTCCGGCTCTGTTCCTGACACACTGGTAAGCAGTCGCAACTCGGCGACAACGACCGATAACATCCTGTTAGCTACGTTCTTCAGTGTGGATAAAGACGGCTTTCTTGCCACAAATGGCAGCACGTTAACCATTCAGTCGAATGGTGCGGCGTTTACTGCCACAACCATCAAGATAATCGCGGAGCAGTGATGATTCATTTCAAACCAACGCGAAACATCGACCTGATCGAAGCAGTAGGAAATCACCCTGACATTATCGCCGGGAGCAACAACGGCGATGGATACGACTACAAGCCTGAATGCCGTTACTTTGAGGTGAACGTGCACGGGCAGTTCGGCGGAATTGTTTACTATCAGGAGATTCAGCCGCTGACCTTTGATTGCCACGCCATGTACCTGCCAGAGATTCGTGGATTCAGCAAGGAAATCGGGCTGGCGTTCTGGCGATACATTCTGACTAACACCACCGTTCAGTGCGTCACATCGTTCGCCGCACGCAAATTCCGCCACGGGCAGATTTACTGCGCAATGATTGGCCTTAAGCGTGTCGGAACCATCAAGAAATACTTTAAAGGCGTGGATGACGTGACGTTTTACAGCGCCACACGCGAAGAACTAATCGACTTCCTGAATCACGGGAGATAGCCATGTTATATGCATTTAAGCTGGGCAGAAAACTGCGCGGCGAGGAACCTTATTGCCCTGAAAAAGGCGGGAAAGGTGGAGCCGATAAAAGCGCAAAGTATGCAGCAGAAGCCCAGAAGTATTCCGCAGACCTGCAAAATCAGCAGTTCAACACCATCATGAACAACCTGAAACCGTTTACTCCTCTGGCTGAGAAGTATGTCGGCAGCCTCGAGAACTTATCGTCTCTGGAGGGGCAAGGTCAGGCGCTTAACCAGTATTACAACTCTCAGCAGTACAAAGACCTTGCTGGTCAGGCGCGCTATCAGAGTCTGGCGGCAGCGGAAGCAACAGGTGGATTAGGTTCCACCGCAACCAGTAATCAGTTAGCAACAATCGCACCAACGCTTGGTCAGCAGTGGCTGTCTGGCCAGATGAACAACTACCAGAATCTGGCAAATATTGGTCTTGGCGCTCTTCAGGGGCAGGCAAACGCCGGGCAAACATATGCCAACAACATGAGCCAGATTTCACAGCAAAGCGCGGCACTGGCGGCGGCAAACGCTAATAGACCTTCCGGCCTTCAATCTGCAATAGGCGGGGCTGCCTCTGGAGCAATTGCTGGAGCACAGCTTGGCAGCATTGTTCCCGGTATTGGTACTGGTATTGGTGCCGCTGTTGGCGGCGGTCTTGGTCTTCTTGGTTCACTGTTTTAAGGGGTAATCAATGGCTACGTGGCAACAGGGTATTAATTCTGGTGGTTTTCTGGCTGGCATTGGTGCGCAAAATGAGAATGCGCCAAAAGCAAGCGACATTAACGCAACGCTTGGTCTGATCCGCGAAAACAATGAGTTGGCTCGCTCAGGTGCAAATAACGTTGGTCTGACCGCGTTACGTGGTCTGGCTGGAGTTGCTGATATTTACAATCAGGAACAGCAACAGAAAGCGATTAGTGCGTTCAATAAGGTTCACGCTGATGCATGGGCTTCTGGTGATCCATCGGGACTATTTAAGTTTGCCCAGGAAAATCCAGCGTTTGTTGCACAGGCACAACAGGCGTTTTCCGGTCTTAATGATCAGCAACGTAACGATATGGGCGATTTAGCCATGAGGGCTAACGTCGCTCTTTCTCAGGGACCGGAAGCCTACAGTAAATTCATTACTGACAACAAGGACAGGTTAAATCGCGTTGGTGCGAATGCTGACTGGATGATTCAGACAGGTATCCAGAATCCAGAGCAGTTATCACACATGCTGACTACTATGTCTCTCGGTGCGCTTGGGCCAGAAAAGGCGTTTGCTGTTCAGGACAAGATAGCTGGTCGTGAGATTGACCGAGGCAGACTGGCAGAGACAATCCGCAGCAATCAGGCCAGCGAAGCACTTCAGGCGAGAGGGCAGGATATTAGCCGAGCAAATGCGTTAACGTCAGCATATGCACCAACAGCCGCAATGCAGAATTACAATCAGTACGCGCAAATGTTAAAGGCGGATCCAGATGGTGCAGCGGCATTTGCGGCAGCGGCGGGAATTAATCCCAATGCTAAGAAATTACTTAAGGTTGAAACCAATCCTGATGGCTCGGTAACTAAGTATTACACCGATGGCAGCGAGGAAGCCGGAAAACTAAACCAACCTATATCTGGTGATGGCATTAAACCAATTAGCTTGCCACAAGCGCAAAGCATCATAGATAAGGCTAATGAGGGTTCCAAGAAGGCGGCAGGATTTGCTTTGCGATTAAAAGATTCAATGGACTCAATGAATCAGCTTAGTAAAAGCATTGACCCTAAGCGAGTTGCATTAATAAATCGCTCTCTTGGTGATGGGACTATTGCAAATTTAAGCCTATCACCAGCGGAGCAGCAATATATGGTAAATGCGAGAGACGCCTTGTATGCAATTTTGCGCCCAGAAACAGGTGCAGCAATTACTCTGCCAGAGATGCAGGAGTATTCCAAAATGTACCTGCCTCAGCCCGGTGATTCCAAGGCTGCTACTGAAACAAAAATGCGAAAAATGCAGGGCCAATATAACTCATTACGTGGTCAGTCTGGTCGCGTTTATGATGCTTTGGTGGTTTCAAGTGCTGCAAATAGTCAACAACAGAGCAATAGCCAACAACCGACAAATACCCAACAGCAGCAGAGTCAATCCGGATCATATACCTCAAAATCAGGCATTCAATTTACGGTGGAATGATGAAAGTAACTGCAAACGGTAAGACATTTACCTTCCCTGATGGTACGAGCACGGAAGATATTGGCACCGCCATTGATGAGTATTTTGCTGGTCAGGCTGTTCAGCAACAAACAGTTAATCAGGCCAATAATGAACCAGCACGTGAAGAACCATCATTGATGCAACAAGCTGGCGATTGGCTCACAGGTGGTCAAAGTGCAGGGCAAATTGCAGAGCAGGCTGGTCGTGGTCTGGTAAACATACCATTTGACGTATTGCAGGGCGGCGCAAGTCTGATTAATGCAATCAGTCATGGGCTTGGTGGACCCAAGGTTTTGGATGATGTTTATCGTCCAGTAGACAGACCGACAGACCCATACGCACAAGCCGGTGAAACAATTGGTGGGTATTTAGTTCCAGGAGTTGGAACGGCAGGAAGCATGGCTATTGGATCACTGGCAGAGGCCGCAAATCAGAAAGGCGATTTCGCACAAAATGCAGCTAAAAATGCCGGAGTTAACCTTGCCGCTCAGGGGGTTCTTTCCGCAGCAGCAAAGGGAATAGGGCGTGGAATAACGGCTATAAAAGGTGATATTGCGCCAGAAGTGGCGAAGAAAATTGCCACATCAGAATCGATTGGCGTGACACCAATGACATCTGATGTTATCCCGCCGAAAAATGCTTTCACTCGCGGCCTTACTCAGGATGCCGAGGGGGCTTTGCTCGGGACAGGCTCAAAGCGAGCGGAGCAATATGCAACGCGTAGTAAGTTGGTAAGTAATTATTTTGACCGTTTTGGTGAGTACAACCCGGATGATGTGGTGAAATCTCTGACCACCACGTTAAGGGGACGGAAGGATGCCGCTGGCGCTGTTATCAATGACGTCACCAATAAAATGGGGAATGCCGCAGTTGATACCACAAACACTATGAATGCTCTGAATACAGCGATCGCAAGACAGGAACGGCTTGGGACGTCTGCCAATCAAAGCCTGCTTACATCCTTGCGTAACCTACGCGAAGAATTAGCAAACCCTGCAACTGATTTGGATGTTACGTTTGATCTCTTGCGTCAGCACAGAACAGCATTTAGATCTAATGTTCAGGGAGATGCTATGGTCTTCCCCAACCAGGCAAAAGCAGCTACCAATATGGTAGAGAATGCAATGTCAAAAGACCTTCGTAACGCAGTTGCTAAAAACCTCGGTGCATCAGACGCAGCAAAATACCTTAAAGCAAATTCCGATTATGCAAACGTTTATAATAAGGTGCTTAATAAAAACATTGCCAACAAGCTCAACAAGGCAAGCAGTGAAGCCAGTCCTGAACTTATAAATACCGTTGTATTAAGCAGAAAACCATCTGACGTGAAACGAATCTGGAGCGCATTGGATGATAAAGGGAAAGATGCTATGCGTGCAGCTTACGTCAGCAAAATAGCGGAAAAGGCCGGTGACTCTCCAGCCAAGTTCATCACTGAAGTTAATAAGCTTAAATCTCAGTCAGGCGGTGAAATTTACAACACTATTTTTTCTGGAAAGCACATGAAAGAGCTCGATGCTCTTCATGAAGTTCTACAGCAAACAGCAAGGTCAGACACCGCAAATGTAGTAACTCAGACGGGGCAATCACAAGCCAACAGGATAAGGACGATTGGCGCAACTGCGACTCTTGGAGTATCAATGGGGATTGAGGCTGGTTTTGGTGCAATGATGCGTTTGTATGAGTCCAAAGCAGCAAGGAATGCGCTCTTACGTCTGGCAAACACTAAAGCTGGAACGCCAGCTTATGAAAGAGCGCTAAATCAGGCTGCTACTGCCGTGCGCCCGCTCTTAGCTAACGAAGCGACACGGCAGTAGCACTGTAAGCCAAGGACGGCATTTATTTTATAGTTTTTATGAATTCTTTATTAAATCCCTTAGCTTCTCCGGGGTATCTTCCAAAGACAATTTTTATAAAAACAGAAAAAATAAAGATAGCAACGCTTAACAACAGTTGCAGTATCATTGGAACCCAAAGAACTACAGGCTCTATATTCATGAAACCAAATATTCTTCCGGCGATCATGGCGAAGTACCACACTGTTATCAGCAAACTTAGTGGCATATGAATTACTGATATTACCAATCCAAGAGCATCAGTAATTCTATTTTCAAATTTTTCAGGGGAAAACTTTTCTTTAAGGTAATTAAGTGCGCAGGTCTCATTCTCTGGATTTTCAGCATTTTTCCCTATGGCAATAGAAATCTCAGATATCCTTGATTCAATTCTTTTGCGTTTAATAAAACTAGAAAAAAAGAACCACGCAATCTGCAACCCTATCCCCATAAATAGAGTTGCGGCAACTAGCACAGCGTAACTCATAGAATCAGACACACCAACCTCTTTAGTTTTTCTAGTTACTTTGTCACGATAGGATATGCGAATTGATAAAACTAAATTACGCACATGATAACTCAGTAATAATTGTTAATGAAAACATGATCACCTATATTGCACAAGGCGAAACAGGAAGCATAATCTGGTTTCATGAGTGTGATCACGTTTGGGTAAATCAAAGTCAAGAGGAAATACTTGAAATTATCAAAAATAACTATCTAAACGTTGCACACGACTCATCTATCCATTTTTCATAAAATTGTATACCGAGATGGGCAAGAACAGATGGATGTATATCAACAAGCTTTTCGCCAAGATGTTCTGTTGGAGGTGGATAATCTTTGCCTTGGTTTCTTACGGTTATAGGCATAGTTGTTGCTGGATGAAACTCAACTATCATAGGGTCGCCTTCGTATTTTGCTATTTTCCCTGTTGAATCAATGATTAACTCTTTAATATAATGGCTTCTTGCTCCAGGAAATGCCCCAAGAGTAGTATAAGGAGGTTCAAGTTTTGAGATTTCCATAGTGGAATGATGATCAGCATTTCTTGCTTGGTGAAGGTAAGCAAGTGTTTTGTCTGTTTTTCTAAGCATGAACTTTTGGTTGAAGTGGCTGCTAAATTTTCCACTAACCGGCTTTGTTGCACAGAGCAACTTACTGAAAGACTTTTCTATATGCCCAAGACATTCTCGCCAGTGCATTTCAAAATCATCATGGTTTGTAGATGATTTCATCTGCTCTAGGCACTTTTTAGCTGCGATGATTTCTTTTTTTGCTGGGTTGTAATCGATCATTTTGCATCCTTGCCATACATGTTTTTAAGTGTCTCAAATACCACAGACTTGAACTGTTCAGCCTGCATCTCGGCTAATCGTTCAGCTTCATTGCGATAACCTTTTACAGGAGATGGTCTCGATAGAGCATCTTGGACGATTTGCAACAATTCTGAGTTCATTGATCTACCATTTGACTCTGCTCTGTATTTTAATTTTTCTCTTACTTCCAAAGGCATGCGGAAGTTAAAGTGCGGATCATCTCTAGCCATGCCATCACTCCAAGTTAGTGTATTGACATGATAGAAGCACTCTACTATATTCTCAATAGGTCCACCGTGGACCTATATTGTGAGGTGAACATGAAAGGAATGAGCAAAATGCCGCAGTTCAATTTGCGGTGGCCTAAAGAAGTATTGGATTTGGTACGCAAGGTGGCGGAAGAGAATGGTCGGTCTGTTAACTCTGAGATTTATCAGAGAGTAATGGACAGCTTTAAGAAGGAAGGGCGTATTGGCGCGTAAAGTTGAAGCCCCAACTGCGGGAACAGTCAGGGCTTCTGTTGTCAGTAAATTCGTGGAGAAAAACCAACATGAATAGTATAGCAATTTTAGAAGCAGTGAACACCTCTTACGTACCTTTCAATGGTCAGCAGATTATCACCGCCATGACTGCCGGAGTTGCATATGTTGCGATGAAGCCAATCGTTGAAAACCTTGGAATGAGCTGGTCAACGCAGCAAACAAAACTCATGAAGCAGATTAGCAAATTCAACTGTGTTCATATGAACATGGTTGCCGCTGATGGTAAGCTTCGTAAGCTACTCTGCCTTCCTTTGAAGAAGTTAAATGGATGGCTGTTCAGCATCAACCCTGAGAAAGTTCGTGCTGACATTCGCGATAAACTGATTCAGTACCAGGAAGAATGCTTTACTGTGCTGCATGACTACTGGACGAAGGGAAAGGCAGAAAATGCACGTAAGAAAACATCTGTTGATGACAGGACTCCGCTTCGTGATGCTGTAAATATGCTAGTCAGCAAAAAGCATCTAATGTACCCAGAAGCTTATGCAATGATTCATCAGCGTTTCAACGTGGAAAGTATTGAAGAGCTTGATTCATCTCAGATACCGCAAGCAGTAGAGTACATCCACAGGGTAGTGCTTGAAGGCGAGTTCATCGGAAAACAAGAGAAGAAAACCAACGAGCTTTCTGCAAAAGAAGCAAACAGCCTTGTATGGTTATGGGATTATGCCAACCGCTCACAGGCATTATTCCGCGAACTGTATCCGGCGCTAAAACAAATTCAATCGAACTATTCAGGCAGATGCTACGACTACGGTCATGAGTTCTCGTATGTTATCGGAATGGCGAGAGACGTTTTAATCAATCACACACGAGATGTTGATATCAATGAGCCAGACGGACCAACGAATCTTTCCGCATGGATGAGACTTAAGAATAAAGAATTACCTCCTTCAGTACATAACTACTGACAGATAACCAACGCAACGACCCAGCTTCGGCTGGGTTTTTTTATGCCCAAAATTCACCGTAGCCATGCTGCGGCGATTCCTTGTATCTGGAGCAAATTAAATGACAGACATTACCTACTCAACAGATGGTCAGCAACCATGTTTGCTGCCTTATAAGCTATAGCCGCTTCATCAATGGTGTTGAATCTCCCAAGGGTTATGTTTTTACCTGAGACATTTATCTGAGCTTGCCATTGATTTCTGGCTTGACAGAAAGTTACCCCCTTGATTCCAGCATTGCTATTTCGAGGTCCGACATTTAATGCATTTACGACTCTGCTGACATCCCTAAGGTTTGAGATTGCGTTATTTCTTCTGTTTCTATCAATGTGGTCAATCTCTTGTTTGGGCCATTCGCCATATACATACAGCCAGGCAAGTCTATGTGCAAAATATCTTACGCCATCAATATTAATTGCGTTATATCCATAAGAAATTGTGCCAGCAACTTTCCCAACAGCACCTCTGGCGCTTAATTTCTTTTTCCAAGTGAAAATTCCTGTTTCTTTATTGTAATCGAGAACCTCCATAAGGCGCTCCCGAGTTACTACCTCGTGACGTCTCTTACTCATTATTTTCTCCGGAATGTTTATTATGCCAGAACAATTATACAACGTAGTTGTTTCACAACCAAGTCAGTTATTTACTTTAGCTCGCTCGTTTAAAGCAAATGCCAATGGCAAAATTTATATCGGTAAAATTGACACTGACCCGGTAAATCCAGAAAACCAGATTCAGGTTTATGTAGAGAACGAAGACGGCTCTCACGTTCCTGTTTCGCAACCAATCATCATTAACGCTGCCGGATATCCGGTATATAACGGACAGATTGCCAAATTCGTTACCGTGCAAGGCCATTCTATGGCTGTTTATGATGCGTATGGTGCGCAGCAGTTTTATTTTCCCAATGTGCTGAAGTATGACCCCGATCAGCTACGGCAGCAATTAGAAGATCCAGATGGCGCTAAAAAATATCCTGAGTTGCAGATGGCACGATGGAGAGATTGTGGAGATGTTAGAGGGTGGGGAGCAAAAATAGATGGGGAAACAGATGATTCAGATGCTTTTATTAAAGCTTTAAACTCTGGAAGGTCGGTTATAACAATTCCGGAAGGAATATGCATCATCAAGAAGAATATTAACATTCCTGAGGGGTGTTCACTGGTTGGATCTGGCATTGATTATTGGGATACATATAGACCAGCGCCTGAAAGATTATTAAAAAGTTGGAGTAAAGGAACCCATCTTGTATTTACTGGTGATGGAGAAAAAAACAAATATTTTTTTAACATCTCTAATGAAAGACCGGTTAAAATTGTTGAAGGGATATCTTGTAAGTTCACTGAGTTTACGAATGAAGATTCTGTAGGTGTTACTCCTGCTACACCAAAAGCCATGAGCGTAGCTGTTAGTATCAACAGGGCATCACAGTTACGCAATCTGAGAATAATGGTAAGTAAAAATGGTATTGAAGGATACAATAACCCTGATTCTTATTCATTGGGTGATAACTGGGATATAGGGTTGCATGTATACGATAGCTGTGATTCAGTTATTGATAACGTACAGATTGTCGGCTATTGGAGGGTAAAAGGACTACTACTGACAGAAAATGACGGGAGCCTTTCAATGAAGGGAAATCCTGAAAAAACGCACTTTAATAACGTTTATGTCCAGTCAGGAATCGCGATAAGGAATAGCCCTCAGATTGATCTTGTAAGTAATACTGAAAGCTCAGTGACATTTAAACATAAAAAGTCGATGAGAATAACTTCAGTTAAACAGTTTAAAATTGCTGGCAGTGAATCAGTATATACGTATTCAGATGCATCATTTGATGGAACTAACATCACACTATCTGGTATTTCTCCTGAAATACAAGGTACAATAAGTGTAATCAGGTTTCCGTCAATTGGTAATAATTTTAGCGGGACTGTTTTTGAGAATACAGTAGCCACTACTCTTGATCATACATCAGGTAAGCCATCAGAATACTTTGGCCTTCCTGCATCCTTTGCATTAGAGGTTGATGGTTTCCCTGTTCGTAATTTAAGGTTTGATAAATTCAAAGCTCAAACAACATTTGATAAAGGAAATTGCATTTTTGGTGATTGCCGTGATGTTAAAATAACATCATCTGAGTTTGAAAATGGAATTATGATTGCGTATAACCTGACCGAGACTCAGGGTTATACAGGAAATCTTAGATTTTTTGCTTCTGATCTTCAGAGCAGCGTTAACACAAGTGAGTTTAAACCAAGAGACGCATTTGTAGACAATAGACAAATAAAAACGGAGTTTACTGATGGTTCGTTCATTATAAAGAACTGGAGGCCTACAGATACAAAAATACAATGGTCGTCTGGAGTAGATGCTATTGTTCTTAGAGAGTCACCTGACGAACAATCAAACGGAAATATTTACGGGTATCACATTGATGGTAAAAGATGGATTAATGTTAGTGGATATAACAAAGATATAAATATTTCATCAAGAAACTTAAGCGTAAAAAACCATGGTGATGACTCTACAGTTATTAATATATTCGGCGACTCTGGAAATATTGCCATTAAAGGTAATTTTTCACCAATTATTGATAACAGCAAATCTCTTGGTGCACCATCATTTAGATGGGCTCAGATTTATTCTGCATCCGGGACTATAAGCACATCAGATGAAACACTTAAAACAATATATGACATTACTCAGGCAGAGCGTGATGCTGCGCTGGAAATAAAGGGAATTATATGCAAGTTCAGGTTTAATGAGTCGATTAATTTTAAAGGATTGGAGTTATCAAGGTATCATTTTGGAGTTGGCGCTCAAACCGTAGGAGATATTCTTAGAAAGCGTGGTTTAAATCCTGAGCAATATGCTTTTTGGTGTTACGATGAATGGCCAGACGTATGGGATGAAGAGGTGATAACTGAAGAGAGCACAGATCCTGATACAGGTGAGAAAATTTATTCTCAATATAAAACAGGAAATATGATTCTTGTAAAAAAAGCAGGTGGACGCTACGGAATTCGTTATGACGAATTGGCTATGTTTATATTAATGGCAATGTAGTTGCAATAAATGCAGTATATCCCGCATGAAAACTGCGGGATTGTTTTTATCTAGTGTATTTGTGAGTTTTAAATAAAATTTGGTATGGATTCTTGCATCGTAGTGAACGCATGATTACCTATGAAACAAAACTGAGACACACAAAGCTTTGCACTGGATTGCAAGGCTTTGTGCTCTTCGATAGTGGTTAAGGTGGTTCACTCCACCTTCTCATCAATCCAGTCCGCCCACCACTGCATCATCTCCCTGCGCTTATCGAGATATTGCGCATGGTTGTAAATACCGCGCACAGATCCGCCGTTGGCATGTGCCAGTTGCACTTCAATAGCATCAGCAGGCCATTCGTGCTCGTTCATAATCGTGCTGAATTCATGCCTGAATCCGTGACCGCTTTCCAGCCCTTCATAGCCAATTTGTTTGATCACAAGCAATACCGCGTTCTCGCAGATTGGCTTCTTCTTATCGTTGCGCCCGGCAAAAACAAACTCTGACACTGGTTTAGTGATTGAGCTTAGCGTAGTGAGAAGTTCAATCACCTGGTCTGACATAGGAACCACATGAATTTTTCGCCCCTTCATCACACTGGCGTCGATGGTGATAATCCTGTTTTCAAAATCGACGTTCTTCCATTGCATGGAACGAAGCTCTTTCGTTCTTAGGGCTGTGTAGCGTAAAACTTTGGTCGCAATGAGCGATACGATGCTTCCTGAAAATGTTGCCAGTGCTTTGTTGAATGCAGGGATCTGGTCTGCTGGAAGAAACGGGAAGTTCTTCTTGCGGTATCCTTTCATGGCGTCTGCAAGGTCAGGTGCCGGGTTATATTTAGCCCTTCCGGTGACAATAGCGTAACGAAAAACCTCGCCGCATCTTCTGCGGGCTTTGTTGGCTCGCTCCATTGCACCGCGATCTTCAAATCTGCGGATTACTTCCAGCAGTTGCATCGGCTCAATATCCTGAATCTCAAGACCGCCGATGATGGGTAAAATGTCGTCATCAAACATTTTGGCAAGTTCAGTTGCATAGCCTACTGACCAGACTTGCTTCTTGTGCTCGTACCATTCCTTGTAAATCGCACTAAAGGAATTGTTGTTAGACGAAGCCTTTTTCGCTTTTACCGGATCGATGCCAACCGAGATGTCTTTCCTCGCAGTCCATGCTTTATCCCTTGCCTCCTGCAAAGTCATAAGCGGATATTTTCCTACGGTCAGGATTTTCTCCTTACCGTCAATCTTGTAGCGAAGCTGCCATACCTTTTTCCCTGACACAGGGACATAAAGGTACAGGCCATTACCATCGAGTAGGCGGTATGGTTTTTCTTTCGGCTTTGCTGCTTCAATCTGCTTAACGGTGAGCAT